AGTTTTTAACCGCACCAATGTGGTCGCGCAGGGTAGACGGAGAAATACCCAAAACCCCCGCCGCTTGAGCAACCACTTCTCCGCAGTCTTGCCACGCTTTTATTGCTTCGCGTTGGCGTTCTGTCTTTGCGTAATCAATTAAAGATACCAATAGCTGTTTTCCTTAAGGTTTACGGCTTTTCAGCAGGAAGCCATTTCAGCATTGGGCATGAAGCTGAAGGAATACGAATCTTGGCGGGCATAAAGCAAGCGCATTTTTTACAGATCTTAATAGCCGTAAGTTCAGGGCATGACTTGCAAATAGCAATTCGTTTTGCCACTTGTGGGTTTTTGTCAGACATTAGCTTTCTCACCTTGAATAACATTCTTCTGGCTCTTATCAGTAAAGCATTGATAACGCTGCTTTACGTCTAAGCTATTGGCATAGTACGACTCAATCCGTTGTTCGATGTTTTCCTGCCACGGAAATACTAAGCCGCTTTTGTCAGAATTAACTAAGCAGCTCAAAACTGCCTGTGCCTTAGTTACCGATTCCTTGTGCGCCAGAAACAAGAAGTGTGATATGGGATAGTAAGCGCCTACCAATTCATTAAAGAAGTTGGAGACATTCACAACCTTCTTGCCAAGCGCGGTAGCTGATAACGAGAACTCCGACGCAGAGGTTGTATATACAATGTCAGCATCTAATAGCATCTTGTGACCACTTGCCATTTTGTCAGCCATCCGGTTCCAACCAAACCTTGTACCCATGAAACCTAAAGCCTCATCATTGGTCAAAGGATGCGGTTTGATAATGACATCAGGCTCTTCATGTACAAGCCGAGTAATTAGCTCAACAGATGAAACATCTAGCATATTATGTCCAGGAACAAACACTACCTTTTTAGCGCCGCTGTGAGTATGCTCTACACTTTTTAAGTTGTACTTATCCGTTAGACAAGCTGCCAAATCATCCAGTTTAATTGTCTCGTCAGCGTTAATTAGTAAGCTGTTAATACGACAATTCATCTCCCTAGACTGCGTAGCTATCCATGCCCCTGATAGCAATTCAGTGTAGGTATATTCAGTAAAACGTGAGGTCTGTATTTGTCCAACATCATAAGTGATAGGGTAAGGGCTATGCTTACGAATAATACCCTCAATGCTTTCAGCCCAAGAATTGCGAGCAGATCGCACCAAGGAGCCTATCTTAGACTCCTGAATGTTTTGGTCAGCCATTCGTTCGTGGGCTAGTCTCATCCGTTAATTACATCCGTAAAATTAACCAAATAAGGGTCATCAACGTTAGTAACGTCAGCAAGTCGCTGCATCAAAGCATCAAGATCAGCTATAGGCTCCGTGACAGTGATTCCCATGCGAGTCTCTCGCAGACTTCTCTGTATGCGCCACTCGGTCATAGCCATGTAGTGATCTCTCAGTTGGCGAATAGATTTCCATTTATTCTCCATGCGAAGGTTTTTAATCTGTTCACTAGTTATTTCTTCTGAGCTATAAGTTCGTACCCACTTCCCACCATCAAATTCAGCGCCATTTACAATCACTCTGTGCGTTTTGGAAGGAGCAGGAGGAATAACTGATGTCGGATGCAGCAGAGCATATCCATGAGCGGCTAAACTGGCATCAGTTAATTCAGCTAAAGTTACATGAGATAAATCAGCCCTGACTTTCTCCTCCGTAAGAGGATATTCGCTAGGCTGACCTTCTGCGTTAAATTTTAAGTACAGCATAAGTTAACCTGTATAGTTTGATGTTGAGAAAGTGGTTGTTCTACTAGTTAACACACTAGTATTCGTAGAGTTTGACGTAGCAAACGTAGTGGTGTTGCTTGTGTTATAAGTCGTAGTAGTTGCATTACTTGTTGCTCTAGCTGTCAACCTAGAGGTGTTCTGCGGAACATCAGTATTGAAGGTCGTAGTATAAGTCGTCGTATGACTTGTGGTTCTGTTAAACCCTGCGGTCACTTGAGTGCTATAGCTAGTTGTTCTGCTAGTTGTACGACTTGTATTTTGGCTGTAAGCCGCGCTTACCAAAGTTTGATAGGTTGTCGTGATGGTACTAGTGTAGCTTGTGCTGTTTGAAGTAGTTATTGATGTAACACGGCTAGTGTTTCGATAAACAGCAGGAACAGTTGTATTGTAAGTTGTTGTATAGCTTGTTGAATTGCTAGTGCTTTTAGTACAGCTAGACGATCCGCATGATTGAATAGACTCGTAACCGCCACCGCTTGTCGTAATACAACCCCCGCACCCGCCTACCGATACAGAACCAGAACAACCTCCGCTGAAAATAGGGCTAAACCCTGCTTCTGAGCCGCAAGCTGCATCTGTGAAATATCTGAAAGCAGTGCCGCTAAAAGTTGTGTTGAATGTCGTAGTTCTCGTCGTCGCGTTAGACGTAGAAACTGTGGAAGCAGCAGTTACCAATGTTGAATAAGTCGTTGTGAAAGATGTCAAATATGACGTAGTGCGCGACGCAGGTACTCCTGTCGCGTTGCTTGTTGACCTATATACAGCAGGATAGGTTGTCGCGTAAGTTGTAGTATATGACGTTGCATTACTGGTTGATCTGTATGTCGGAGGAACATAGGTCGAATAACTTGTCACACGGCTAGTTACATTGCTCGTGCTAGTAGGCACTAGAGTTGAGAACGTAGTAGTTACATTTGTCGCATAGCTTGTTGTAGTGGCGTTAGATGTCGCAAAAGTAGTAATACGATTAGTGTTGAATACCGTGTTAGTGGCTCTAAGAGTATTGAACGAGGTAACCCAACTCGTATCAAAAGTTGTAAGAAAGTCCCCCCCTGCCAGTAAATTGCGGCTCACTCAACACTCCTCCAGACCTGTATACCTGCGAAAGAAGTAGCATTGTCATAAGTTTCAAGAACAATGATGGTGTCCCCTGTCGTAGGCAAAGTAGGCGCAGCATTTCTATTGAATGTCGTACCAGTAGGCCATGTGATGGTATAGGCTCCTGCGTTAGTTAGATACAAGGTCACTGTATTCACTGACCCGCTAGTAATGCCGCTAATCGTAAATGTAGTGGCTCCTGCAATAGTAGCAGTGACGTTAGTACCATCAGCTAAATCAATATCAGTAGTGCCGCTAACGCTGCCTAAAGCATTAATGCTGCGATCATCTGAATAGTTTAATTGAGTTTGAATGGAGCTAGTAACACCATCAACATAATTTAACTCTGTCACAGAAGCAGTCACATCGCTTATATCAGCAGCGACCAATGCTCGTTTGTCGTATGTGCCACCAGCATTACCGATAAACACGTTGCCGTCAGTCAGGTTAGGCACATCGTTTGATCGCCCCGCACCCATAATAACGCCGCCACCATTAGAGGCGTGTACCTTAGTCACTCTACCGAGATTCTGTACTAAGACAGATTGACCTGTAGGTCTGGCATTGGTATAGCCTCCGCCAGAGGCAACATAGATAACATCGCCCTCGCTGAACGCGCTTGTATCAACGCCAGAAATGCGACCCATTACAATCGCATTACCCTCGGCTGCTGCTACCAAGTCTTGAGACAACACGCCCACGGCTGGCATCTTGGCAGCATTAGCAGCATCTGCTGGAGCAATAACCATCGCATTACCAGCAGTTCCAGTTTGATAAACCGGAGTGCCTTTCAGGATAGTTGACCCAGTACCGTTCTTACACAGCTCTTCAATAGTGTCTGAATCTATTGTTAGAGTTCCTGCGGCATCATCATAAGTAGTGGTAATACCTAGCCCTGCAACGATCAAGGCGTTTACCCTATCGTCTACACGCTCGTCTGTGTAGTAAAGGCTCGTGCCTTCTGTAAGGTCTGCGGTAGTGAAAGAGCTAAGGTCAGTAATATAAGAGCCGAGGTCAGCAGCAGCAAAAGTAAATACTCCCGCAGAATAGGACAGAGAGCCGCCCCCACTGGCAGACCCAGTAGAGACGGACAAATCTGTATCTTCGATCTTATCAGCGTTGAGGTTGGTGAAATTCGCATCAACCTCTGTATTTGTCAGAGGCGAGCCTTTACCCGCCCTTGTGGTAATTGTAGCCATGCTCGCCTCATTTCAAATATTAAGATGCTGACAGTGTAATTGTCCAAGTGATGCTTAACGTATCGTTAGCAGCCTTGTTGACGACAGAGAACACGGTACGCGCAAGCATAGTTCCTGCTGAAGCATCATTAAAGATACCAGCTTCCGTGACAGCGCCACTGCCATCACCAGCCGCCCAAGACGAGACATAGGCAATTTCATTACCTGTGACGGTCGTAGACGTAATAGCGTTGCGGTCTAACTCTGTTGCTAAAGTAGTATCACCAGCAGCGGCAGCAGTTGTACCTGTGCCGATACTCATGTAAGACATAGCATCAGCAGTTGTATCTTTCATGCGTGAAGCAATAAAGCCTAAGCCAGTAGTTACAACTAGGTTATTGATATCCCTAGAATCTTTGATGTTGCCGTCTGAATCTTTCAGGACTACAGAAAGACGACCTGTAGCTTGAATTTCGCTGTTAATCATAATGAATCCCTAAAAAGTACGTTTTTCACCAACATAATCGTTAGCAAAGTACAGGTTGTTGTCAATATAGTCCTGACTTAATATAAAGCCAGAATCCTCTACGCCAAGTATATCAGATTTCATTTTTCCAACCAATGAGACCAGATTGTCTTGAGTAGTCGTGTCATCCCCGATCTGCCTGTCATATTCAGCACTAATGCTTACAGAGTCAGACGCAGACAGCGCATCTACCTGTGGTCTGGCGTACTGTAAAAAGACATTTACAGAATCGGTGATAGATCCAGCGTCAGCAAAACCTCTAGTGAAAGCAGCTTCCAATTCCGCAGAGTCGCTAATTCCTGCAAAATCAATCAGTCGCTTTTGGAATTGCAGGGTTTGATCATCATCGAGCGTAGCTTCTGCGCCAATGTCATCGGTCGCATACACCGCATCATTCAGACCCTTGGTAATTGCAAACGCTTGCGTGTCCGTTGTGATAGTTGTTTCTTGCGGCTGCTTCCCAAAGGTCAGCACGTTAGCGTCAGTAACCGCGCCAGAATCTGAGGCCGATTGCTCTGTCAACAGCAAGGCTGTGAGCGAGTCAGTCATACTGACTACATCAAACAAGGTCTTAGCTAGGCTTAACCCAATTTGATCACTAGCTATAGGCGTATCGGTAATGGCTTTGGCTACCGCAAATGCTTGCGTATCAATAGTGCCAACTACGTCTTCAGGGTTCTTCCCTGCAAGCAAGACATTGGTATCTGTCAACACACCGGAGTCTGAAGCCGCTTGCTCTCGCGTCAACAGCTCGGACAATGTGTCTGACATAGCAACAGCGTCCACTAGCACTTTAGTCAAATTGACACCTAAAGTATCAATCGCCACCGGAGCGTCATTAAACAATTTACCTACGACAAACAACTTTTCGTCAATAGCACTAGCTGAATCTGTAGCGCCTTTCCCGATTAACAATACTTGTTGATCTAATATCGAGCTTGCATCAGTAGCGGATTGAAGAGTAGACAACAACGCTTCTACAGAGTCTGTCATAGCCACGGTATCGGCAAAAGACTTTGCAAGTGATAATCCAGCTACATCAGAAGCTATGGAATAATCAGACAGCGTTTTACCAGCATCGAACGAAAGCAGTTCGTTAAATGAAACGGTGTCAGCAGGATTGCGCCCAATACCAAAAAAAGCAGTATCGGTCATGCTAAAGGTGTCTCCTTCTATCTTACCTGTTGATATAGCCGCCGCATCATTAGCAGCGAACAAGTCTACAGCAGGTTTAGATACATCAAAAGATGTGCTGTCCGTCACGCCAGCAAGATCGTTTAAGCCCTTAGCTATTGCAAAGTTTGCTTGGTCAGTTGTCCCTACAGAATCAGCGGCAAGTTTGGCGAGGATAAAGCTGAGCAAGTCAGTAGCTGTCGCCGTATGAATCAGGTTCATTCCTTGACCAATGAACGAACCCAAGACTACTTCGGCAACAATGCGGAGTCGCTGAGAGGTAGCCTGTAAGCGCAGCCTCTGAGATAACAGTTTGCTAATATGCATCTTAGCCATTAATAATCTTCTCTTACCACGAATTGCAGCTCTTCATATACTGTCTCGACAGTGCCATCAGTAAATGTGACCTGAATCTCTGCCACATAATCCCCTGCGGTAATAGATAATGCAGCCGCATTGAACTGAAACACAGCTATTCCAGCCTGAAGATCATTAGGACTGAAAGAAGATGAATTAATGTCAGTCAGTATGACTCCGGTATTCTTTTTCTTAAATCTTAATGTTGGAGTCGCTTCAGTTAAATCTACAGGCAAGCCTGTGTCATCCCTGGTTATTTCAACCTTAAGCTGAGTGCCATTGTCCGATTGAACTAAGTACAAAGTGTCCATATATTACCCACATAAATATATACAAGCGATAGTTTTGGTTTCGCTGGATGAGAATGTAGCGCTCTCACGAGCCTTAGCTACGGTATATGAGCGTATTATATCATCTCCTTGCTTCATGCCTTTCCCAACTATAGAACTGGTCACGATCAGGTCTCCTGGCTCAATGTCGCCACCATCTCCGCAGACATTAATCATCCCTTCGCCTACCGCATTGATGTAGACAGTTTTCTTCCCAGCCATAGTGTCTGTGTATTCAGCTTTGGTCTGATATACAGGAGTGACAACCTCAATTTCAGAAAGTACCGTTATATCTTCTTGCAGTGTTGGCGAGACGTAATCCGATTCAGCAGCATAACTAAATACCCCGACCGCTGTTTTCTGATTACTAACGCTAGACAAAGCGACCTCAGTTAAGACAGTGGACACCCCTAAAGAGGCGACTACAGATACATCAACCATAATATCTCCCGCCTCCAAGCTCACGGCATCACTGACAATAGCCTCGTGACTGCCAGTGAAAGGAAGATAAGAACCGCCAACATAGATACTACTTGCTGTTTCAAGTCCGTAGCTCGCATTTGCTAGAGTGACGTTGGTGCTTCCGACTCTAACAAAGTAGCCTCCCGACCCTGATCCATTGCCCAAAACACCCGCTGTAGTCCATGTTCCCGCAGAGATGTTTGCATTACCGTATCCTGTCGCGCCAACCGACCCGCCAAATAAGCCGCCATTTGACCCTGCTGCTAGAGCTGCGGCTGAACTGGATGTGCCGAAAGCGCCTACCCCTGTCACACCTGCTACACTAGACCCCGCCCCTATACCCCAAGTAGCGCTGCCAGAGCTTAGAGAGGTGCCGTACTGTAGCTTTCCCGCCGTAATAGTATTAGCGTTAATACGATCAGCGTTGATGAATCCCGCTGTAAGTTGATTGGCATTTAAGACCCCGATATTTGCGGTCTTTATATAAACCCCCGCAGGTTTTGTCGTACCGTCAGCTAACGTGATGGCGCTTGTAAGTACCTCAAAAGGGGTAGAGGTTTGAGTGGCATTAGTGATTTTGAACGCATCAACATTGACAGAGAATGTTGAAGTTGGCGTGGCATTATTCGCCGTAGAGATAAGCCCATAGCCAGAGATGTGACCATTATTATCAATCTTTACTGTGTACTTCGCCTCTACGCCGTTGATGCTTTGAGTAGCGGTAGTGATGTTAGCTGTATTGCCATTGACGGTGGTAGTCAGTGAGGTTACATCAGATGATACAACGCTAATATCGCCTTCAGCGTCAGTCACTCTAGTGGTTAGCCCACCGACCGCAGTGGCTGTGGCTAACACTCCGGTGGTCGCATTATTTACAGTGGTTTCTAAAGTAGTAATGTCACTGGCTTGCGAAGTAATCGTACCTTCTGCCGATGTCACTCTAGTGGTTAGCCCACTGACAGCGGTAGCTGTAGCTGTCACGCCGATGGTAGGATTAAAGACCGTGGTTTCTAACGTCGTGATGTCAGTAGATTGAGAAGTTATCGTGCCTTCTGCCGTTGTGATGCGAGTATCTAATCCACCAACCGCTGTAGCCGTAGCTGATAATCCTGTCGTCGGATCATTAACTGTGTTTTCAAGTGTTGTTACGTCGCTTGATACAGAAGTCAGAGTTCCTTCAGCAGAAGTGATGCGTGTATCTAATCCACCAACCGCTGTGACCGTTGCGGCTAATCCTGTCGTTGGATCGTTAACTGTGTTTTCTAGCGTAGTAATATCACTAGCTTGACTTGTGATACTCCCTTCTGCTGAAGTTACGCGAGTGTCTAAGCCGCCCACTGCTGTGGCGTTTGCAGTAATATTTCCTTCTGCTGTTGTTAAATTGCTTTCCAGAGTCGTAATGTCACTAGACTGAGAAGTAATTGTACCCTCGGCGCTAGTCACTCGTGTATCTAAGCCACTAATAGCTGTCGCGTTCCCTGAAACTGTCCCATCCAAGCTAGTTAAATCAGATTCCAAAGACGTAATACTAGAGGCTTGAGTGGTGATTGTCCCTTCAGCCGTGGTTACTCGCGTGTCTAAGGAGCTGAGAGCAGTAGATGTGGCAGTAATATCACCTTCAATATTGGTCGCTCTGGTTTCAAGCGCCGTTACATCAGATGCAGTCGTAGCAGTCGTGCCTTGAAGAGTGGTGATATTGCTACTGTTATTACCTACCGTAGTATTCAAATTGCTAATTGAAGACGTATGACTGCTGCTTGTAGTTTCTAAGCTAACAATGTCGTTTTCAGCGGCATTAATATCGGCTTGCGCTTGCGTAATATTTGATTGAGCAGTGCTGACATTAGAATTTAAATTAATGACCGAGCCTTGCAAACTACCGACATCCGTTTGCAATGTACTGATATCAGTTTCAATGCTGCCAAGGTCAGCGGTCAGGGTAGTAGCTGACGCATTTGCAGAACCAGAAAACCCAGACGCATTCCCTGAGAAATCCACTGCCTTGACCCAGTAGTAATAAGTAGTCGCGGTTGCTATGTTTTGATCAACAAAATAATCCGAATTAATACTAGCAATTTTAGTTGCAGACGCTGAGACATTAGAGGTATGCCGATACACCTCAATAATCTTCAGGTCTGTCTCGGTGGGGTTTGTCCAATCCAAGCGAATATTGGAAGCCCCTGCTGTAGCAGCTAAGCTGGATGGGATAGAGGGAGCGTCTTGATCGCCATTTACCGTAAACGTAGCAGTAGTAAACGCGCCTTTCACGTTCAGCGTATTGATCGCTCTGATACGAATCGTAACGCTTGTACCCACTTCCGCATTGTAGAACTCGTACTTAGGCACACTAGTAAACAGGCTCTTAAACTCTGTGTCAGCCTCAGAGGTCAGCTTGTACTGTATCTCGTACTGATTAACCAGACGGTCGTATGATGTGTCCCACTCGATCAAACCAGTAGGTATAACTGTACCGTCAGAACTTAGCGTAGTGGTCTCAGTAACCGTGATGTTAGATACCACGCCAACCGTAAACGGATCAGGCAGATTCGTATCTGGATACGCAGTCTGTTCTGTGCCTTCTTCCCATGTGTAAATAGTGGAGTCGTACTCAAGCAATGCCAGGGCTACTGTTCCGTCATCATTGAGTTGCATACCAATGACCTGGAACGGCTTTGCTACCCAGCCTAAAGTAGAGTGAGTAACAGATACTACGTCTGTTACCTCAAGCTGCAACGCCTCTGAAGTTGTAGTTAGGGCGCAGGTTATTGCGTTTCTGGAACGCAGCAAGATAACCCTAGCCAGGTCTCTAGCCTGGTAGTAGTTAGTTATAGTGTCTAGATCAATCTCTTCATGCAGCAGAACACCGCCATCCTCAGCAAGATAAGCTGTTTCCTCGGCAGAGTCAGCAGGAGGCCATATCGCAGTGTCAGGTTGCCAGTTGGCATCAGGATTAGGGAATTTAACCGTTACCCGGTTGAACTTCTCGTCCTTGCTTTCGCCTTGGATCTCAATCCCGCCAATGATCGTGTCATTAGTAAACGTGAATTCACTGCTACGCGAACCGTCAATCTTAAGTCGATACTTACCCTGAGAGTAAGGAAGAAAGCCACGGCATCCTAAAAGCAAAGTACCAAGGTTATCAAAGAGCGTTTTAGAAGTGTCTAAGACTACGTTGCAGGTGAATAGCTTCCCAGAGCCGCCACCATCGTACAGAGTAACTGACTCATCGCAATCGTTAGCAGCGGCAGCTATTGCCACATCGTCAATGGCGCTAACTGGTAATCCCTTTCCGTATCGAGTGTTGGTGAGATAGTCACGAATACACAGAGCAGGGTTGTCAGACCAAGCAGTAGTAGCTGTTCGCGGGTCATATACCTTTTTACCTTTAACGACAGCAGTAATATCGGGGATGCCTGAGAATGCCTCTTCGTCCCACTTTAGCCTGACCCCAATAAAAGCCACGCCTCTAAGTCTATGCTCTGCCGTCCAGAACTCGTTTGCCTCTCTAAGCAACGCTGTATCAGGCATGGTTTGATCATCGCCGCCGAGATACACATCGATGCCTACCAAGCCTGAATACTTAGGGTCAGTAATAGGAAGATCATCAATGATAAAATCCGTGATGCTTTCTACTTCGCCCTCGGCCATAACCAATGCGATGTAAAGATACTCATTCGTTGGAGTAGGGCTAACATCATCATAGCTATCAGTGTCAGGATGGTAGCCAGCATACCAGCTTGTAGAGCCGCCTACGGTCTTGTATGTACCGTCAGTAGATACGAATACACGAACACCGCCGACCCTGCGCTCGCCATAGATAACAGGGATCTGCTCGATGTTACTTTCTTTGTTGACCAGTACACCGCGCTGCTCATCATTCGCCTTCTTGGCTGCTTTCTGAGCCTTGCGAGCTTGTACATAAGATACCGCGCCACTTGCAACAGCAAAGATTGCAGCTAAAATAGGCCACATTATGATTTACCCCACTTAATTTCTTTATTTGTCTCTGAGGCAAACTCAAAACCTTTATCTCCAGAGAAATAAAGCTGTTGCGTATTATTGTTTGTTTTCCTTCCGTTACGAAGTTGGAAATCCTTCCAGTGACTTGCGATTTCTACAGAAACAGCGCTGTCATTTTGGCTATCTACGATAGAGTAAGATGTAATCCTGCCATCAAAAACTAATATTGGAGAACCAATAACGGTGTCAGAATTTGTTAATACTGCTTTCCATATTCTAGTTCTAACGTCAATGTAATCATTAGTTAAGAATAGAGATACAAACGTCTGGCTAACACCTGAGAATCTAAGCGTAGAAGAGTTAACCTGAAGCTCTGAACTTTCGGTAAATTGATCAATCTCTAGTAAATCAGAGCTGCTATCAAAAGTAGTACTAAGAGCCACAACATCACGCGCCCAATTAGTAATCTTGATTGGCGTGTCAAAATCCATCTGTACTAAATTGGCAATATTGAGATTATCGCTATTCAGCGCAGTAATCGTTGCCGAATCGATCTCTCTGCTCATATTGCCTCAATAAAGTCTACTTCGTAGCTATAGGATAGGTCGGTAGCAATACCGTATTCTTGGACATCGTTGTTAAGGCGTACAGTAAACGGTACGTCATCATGCGTAATCGCCTCATTATCAGAGACTGCCGCTACTAAGGCAGGTTGAAAGGCTAGAGTCCCAGAGCCTGTCAGATCAGCGGTAGCCATGTAGACTTTGACATGATTGGCGAACTTAAACACATCACCCGCCTTTATAGTGCCTGTGAAGCCGTCTACGGCAATTGATGTATCACCTATACTACCAGCAGCAGCAGCAGAGATCGTTCCTGAGACGCTCCCAGAGGAGCTAGAAACCTCCGGTAAAACGATAGTGAAGGTCTCAGCCATTCCTCGTTGCGCCATGAGGAATCCCATGACAGGAGAGAACTCAGTCCTGGTCATAGGAGGATAAGCAGCCGTAAACGTAAACCGCTGACCGCCGATGTTCCTTACCTGAGTGCGACCAGAGATTGTCTGGCTGCTCAGATTAAAGAACTCGCTGCGGAAGTTTGCAGAGGTGAAAACAGGACTTGTCGGGTAAGTTCCACTCATACTATTGACGCTCGGCCTCTATTGTTTACGGCCTGGTTGATTATACTGACTAATTGACCTCGGCGCTTGTACAGCAGCTCATCGAAGCCTTTGGTGTCCACTGCGTTTATATTGACAGTGACGTTCATTCCAGAGCCTTGACCCTTTGTATGGTCAATAACGGTTTCGTTTGGATGCAATATGGCAGCAAATCCACCCTTACCGTCTACGCCTCCAGTGCGAGAACCCATGCCAGTAAAGCCGCCGCCTTCAAACGAGCCTAGAGTCTGACCAGCGATTGCTGCGACACTTGCGTAACCCATTGCTCTGATTACGCCAGACATTGCAACGCCACCTGCTCCAAATGTCGCTAGAGCCTGGGCGGCGGCTTGCTCTGTAGATACAATTGCATTAGCCATTGCCACACCTTGGTTTACAAGGAATGCAGCTTTCTGCGCTTTAGATCCTTCCTCAAACGCTGACTCAAGAATAGAAGCAGATTGACCAATGAAGTTTATAGACTCCATTCTGGTCTTTCTGTCTTGTTCTGCATACTTAGCTAGGTTATCTGATCGCTGCTTAGCTAGATTGTTGATAGTCCTAGTGTATTCTTCATCACTAATAATATCGTCATCACGATACTGATTTAACTCATCTAACTGCTCGCGATATTTATTAAGGTACTGATCTCTAGCTGTTCCTGTCTTGCCTAGAATATCAGTCATGAGTTTCTCAGCATCTTCCTGCTGTTTCATAACCTCTAAGCGTTCTTGCAGAATGTCTATCTCACGCAACTGAGTAGCATTAGCGCCTTCTATTGCAGCATCACGCAAAGCAATAACTCGTGCGCTCATGCCGTAAGCGCCAGCTTCTAAGCGCATGGTTTCAATCGTCTTCTCAACCGCTTTTTGCTTATCTATATATGTTGAAGTGTTGGTCTCTAAGGCGACATCTAGATTTTGTAATAGACCTGTAAGTCTCTCTACATTGTCTTGAGCCTCAATTTGAGAGTAAGCAAACTGAACAACTTCATTAGCAAGCTCCTTAAAGTCATCAGTCGCGGTAGGCAGCATAACGAGCTTTGCTAACATAGCGCTAATTGACTCAGCAGAACCATCTACACCGTTTGCTGCATCCCTAGCAGCGTTTCTTAATGCTAGAACTTGTTCTGCGCTGATACCAAACTTATCAGCATAACTTTGTGCCTGTAGAGCATTTCTTGTTAGTAGTTGCTCTTGGCTAAGAAGAGCTTCCTGACCAGTACTTATAACGAAGTTGAATTGTTTCGCTGCTCTACTAAGCCCTTCAAACGCAGTCGTAGATGCCTCTGCTGCTTTAGTTAATCCAGCAGCAAGCGCTACTTCAGCGAAATCTTTATTGGCTTTAGCGAGCTTTACAAAGTCATCAGCAAGTACACTTACACCCTCATCACTCACCGTGAGCAATGTGTCGTTTAAGTCCTTGAATATCTTTTCTAGAGTCTTAGCTTCTTGACCAGCTAGGAACAGCTTAGGAACCATAGTTGTCGCAATAAGCGCACCGATGGAGACGATCGCACCAGCAACAATACCGCCAGTACCAAACACAGATGCTATTTGAGAACCCTGCTGACCTAGAATAAGACCCAGGTTCTGACCGCCCTGAATCTGAACTGCAACGTCTTGGATTTGGTAACCGAGTTGACCAATGCCACCACGAGCCATACGGCTGGTGCGGTTAGCTTCTTTGTAGTTGCCGTTGGAATTGCGAGTGACTTTGTTGGCTTGCTGAGCAATCTTGTCGTATTGACGCAGCTCCATGTTGAGCCGCTTTTGCTCCGCGCCCATCTCGGCGAGTTCTTTTTGAGCAGCCTGGAATAACGCAAGAGCGCCTTGGTCTTGGCCTTTAATTCCTAGGATTATGTTTTGGTCTGCCGCCATTTTTAGATCTCTCGTGTCTTATCTTAAGGAAGGTGAACCAGTGAGTAAATTCGTCAATGGTCATCTCAAAAATGGCTGACAGAGGCTGACGCAATTCATACGCCAGCTCGTACATGAGGTAAAGCTCTGTTGGCTTCCCCTCATTATCTACTAGCTTTTTTTTCGATCATCCTCCGACTCTGGGTCGGGTATTAGAACGAAGTTTGCTAGACGCTGAATAATCTCAGGATCAACTGACTTCCTAAGCTTAATCTTGTCATCAATCGTAAATACAGAGTCACCCTTTTCATCGGTGAGACCAAAGATTACCGCATATATCATGTAATCAGTTGTATCGCTATTCGCCCTAGCAAGCCACTTGGCTTTATCATCCAGAGTGAGATTCTTGCTATAAAGCGTAGTCTCCCACTCTGGTACTTCTACTGTGCGAATCGCGCGAGAACTGAAATGAGTGACCGCTGCATCGATTAATTTCATATTAGGCTACTGTACCCTCTGTTAATGCTCCAGTGCCTTGGAATGATAAACTAGCTTCAACTAGTCCGTCAAATGATGAATTAATTGTACGACCAGTTACTAACACAGTTCCTGACAAACGATGGTCGCCTGTAGTGTTGCCTTCCATTTGGAACGACATAGTCACTTCAGAGCCAACCGTCAGCGCGCCTTGACCCGCCGTATCTGTGTCATCGAACATGACATCACATGAACCAGAGAAAGTCTTGAGACTAGCTTTGTATGTGCGAGAAGTATCGCCCATAGAAGTGTCTTCAAGTGTGTCCATGCTTTCTTCAACGGAATAGCTCTTGATCTCAGCGATAGGATCGCTTCCAACCAATACTGTCCCGCCACTTCCGCTAAATGTCGCCATCTTCTATTTCCTCAATAATATCAATTACTTTAACAGCTTTAGGTTTCTTATGAGCGGTAGCAGGTTCATCTGACCAACCCTTTCGCTCCATGTTAGGCAGATCTTCTTCCCATATTATCTGAGTGTTGCTGCCTTTGTAGATCGTAATGCGTTTAGCCATTATACCTCCTAAACACTCGTTTCTGGGTCATTCTCAGCCACGCAGTAGGTGACTTGGACTTGCATGATGCCTACACACGCAGGTTGTTCGCCGTCACCTGATACTTCGCTGGTGAAACCGAGAATCTTAGTATCTTTAGCTAGACCGCCTAATGTAACGTCTGCGGTTATAGCTTCTTCTACCTCAAGCGCAATTTGGTCTATTGTATCATCATAGCCTGTCGTCGCCTTAACATAAGACTCGACCACTACGTTCAATGTTCGCATAACAGAGCGAGGAGGACTGATCGATTGGTAGATCGTACTCTCGTCCTGGGTATATACGCAAAGGCCAGGTAATTTGTTAGAACCTAGCGGATAGACCCGGTGATTAAATATCTTAGTGCCTGTCGTAGTAAGACCAGTACACAATGTAATCACAGCATCTCTTATCTGCTTTCGCATATGAGCCATTAATCAAGCTCCAATACTAATTCGCTCATTCCGTTACCATCAGACATGATAACCTTAATTGTATATGGAACTGAGCCAATCTCTAAAGCGTCACCTTCAACAGCGCCAGAAATATCGGCTGTCTTACAAAAGAACCTGGGCTGCTGCATCGCAATACCAACGCGACCACCCGCCTCAACCTCCTCGTAGATATTATCGAAGATGCCTTTTACCGTCCGGTGAGAACTCGTAGCAGGATCAAAGATAGCATCAACACCAAAGTCGGCTAACATTGCATTTCTCTCTGCTGCGGTTTCTACAGTCACTTGGACGCTCGCCCTCTGCGTTTTGGCGCTTCGTCTGAGGTCTCAAGACCTACTGAACGATTAGCCGGGATTACTGGCTCACTAGCTGGGATAATACGACCCATGCCTAGCAAAGCATTTACACCTTCTACTACTTCTACGATGTCACCTTTCTTCCGAGCTACTCGGTCGATGACACAGCCTTTAATCACTTCGTATTTCATAAATACCTCGTAAGAAAAGGGGCGAGCCTGAACCCGCCCCTATTCAAGTCTTACTAGCCGTCGTTACCGAAGGCGAAGCTCACAGCGTGACGTACTGCTACGTCTACTGATTGCAGAGCAACTACTCGGATAGTACCAGTTGTAGACGCTGTATATGGGTCTACTACTATATCTAGTCCACCGAACATTCCAATAAGGAGGTCAGCGAAGTTGCCATAGTACAGGTTACCAGCAGTCGCTTGGTTAGAAACGATTGCGCGGTAGCCGTTCATAGTGCCACCCGGCTCGATGACGAACTGAGCAGTACCAGAGGCTTTCTCAGTAGTCTTGAGAGCGCCGTACATACCCGCAGGGAGAATGTATGCAAGGTTACCCGCGAGCGCATTGTCTTCTGCAATAGCAGTCTCAAGAGAGACAACTTCAGCAAAAGTTGGATTAGCAGCAGCGAATGCAGTAACAGTGTTAACACCAGAAGTACTCAGGATGCCAGTAGGCGCTCCGCTCGTACCTGCGCCTTCCAGACCAGCCTTATCAATAGTAAGAGCCATGGCAGAAGTAAGGTCGTTACGGATAAGAGCCTCAACGTCCAGTGAGCTTTGGATGAGTAGCTGACGAGTAACATCAGTGAACGCGCCCAAAGTCTTAGGAGTCATTGACACCTGACCGACAGTCATTTCGCTCTCAGTAGCCGCGCCACCTTCAGTAGCAATCCAAGCAGCAGTTGCAGCAGCAGTCTTCTTAGGGATTTTAACATCGCCAGAGAGACCAGACAGCATTGTTGCGCCAGCTTGCATTACGCTTGAAGCGTTACGCAGTACGTCAATGAAGTCACCACCACGGAAATCATCACCGAAGATCGCTGCATCATCAGCAGAGTTCAGGTCACGCTTCCAGTTCTTCATTACTTCCGCAGGGAGCATGATGCCTTGAGCTGAGCGACCGTACTGCTCTGATGCAGCGCGTGAAGCCTCAAACTCAAACGCAGCAGCTTCTTGAGCGCGGCGATCAGTTGGGTTAGCAAGAGCGTGGATAGCCTTGACTAGTGAGAAGCGCTTAGTCTGCTCCTTAGTCAGGCCGATCTCTTGAGCTTCGAGAGCGCGTTCGCTACCGATCTTCTCAAGAACCGAACCACGGAACTCTTCGATTGATGTACCTTCAGCAATAGCCTTGTGAGCAAGCTCGCTCTGACCGTGACGCTGACCAAGCTCAAGGATTTGAGCTGCATTCTTACTGGCTGATTGACGGGCTTGAGCCTCTACAGCCGCGATATCTACTTCAGACATTTTACTGTCCTCCACATAAGTTACGATTTCGGGTTTCTTTGGCTGCTCGCTCGACCGTCCAACGCCAACTGTCACATCGGCAGGAATAGACACCAAACTTGCTTCCATGGGTCGCCAGGATTTAGCGATGTACGTTTCGCCATCCCTAGCATCTTTCTGCATCTTGCTGATCGAATAACCAACACTGATATTAGCGCGGATACCGTCCAACACATCATCGAACGCCTCTCTAGCAAGTGCGCCTTTTCCAAAGCGTACTGTCGCTCGCAGTCTACGAGCCGAGCCATCAAGGTCTACCGATTCTATTACGCCTATCTGCTTCTCTGGGTCATGATCCAGCAGCAGTGGCGCTCTGCCTGAAGCAAGGAATGATAAATCAATCGCTTCGGCTGAATGTTCCAATACCTCATTACCAAATGACCTAGACACAGGCTCTTCGGATGAGATAGCAATCTTTACTGTGCGCTTCTCTTCATCAATAGGTGATGCGTCTAGCGACATGGCGCGATGGACTACTTCAGCAGTCTCAGTACGCTCTTCTGTCAGGTTCTCACTAACGATTGCAATTTCTTCGACTGATTCCTCAGTCTCGTCAACTACAACCTCGTTTACTAAATCCGTCATGTCTGAATCCTCTTCAGCTATGTCGTTGATTATATCATAGCTACGATCGTCAATAGAGTTGATCCTATCCACGATGCGCTTAGACCATGTTTGTCCTGCATCACCACCCCAGAGACCCCAAGCGATTCTTCCTGCGCTAGGGAACCCTTCTTCACCAGAGTTAAAGCCTTCTGCTTTCTTGTCTACTTCATGCCTGGCAAAGAACGAGTACATTCGCTTTACAGTACTAATACTAAGATTAGAACCATTGATTATGTCTCTAGCTCTAGCAACGCCTACCGCAGTACCACCCCTGCCGTATTCTTTACGCCAATCAAGTGCCTTGCGAGCAGCAGATACCATGCCGTCAGTTGGCTTTGTATTGATATCTACGCCTTTATACTTAGTCATCAGTCAAATCCGGTTCTTGTGGTACGAATTGCGCTCCGTAAGGCTCTAATGCGTACTTAATGCCAAACTGATCAGCAAGATTCTTATCGCGTTGTATCTGAGCCATTAATTCTTCTGCATCTTTCCCATACTGGCTTGCTACGTCCTGAATAGAGAGTATTCCGCTCTTAAGACCAACTACCGAGGCGTTCATCTCTTTCAGAGGGTCAATCCAAGACCATCCCTTACCCCTGAATTCAGCAGAATTAGAGAATCTTTCGTATTGGCGCAGTGGGATACCGAATGAATTGATCTCCATCGCGCTTTCTAGCCATCCTTCAAACACAGGACGAACGAAGTGATCGATCATAAACTGCTGGATATCACGGTAATAATCACGCTCTTCTAACGCGCCCTGACGAATACTAGAGTAGCTAGTAGCCTCTAGATCGTTGCTGAGAGAGGTATAAGAGATACCTAAAGCAGATGCGACCGACTTTAATACCGACTTATGGAAGCTCTCAAACTCATTGTTTGGGTTCTGCGGGTCAAATGTCTTAAAGTCTACGCCTGTAGGGAGTTGATGGAACGTGCCAGGCTCTGCGTCCATGATTGGCACTTGACCATCTAGGTCGTCAGCAATAAACCCATCACCGCCGGGGCTAGTAAAGAATCCCATCTTACTCGCGCCAACACGCGCAGCAACCAATGAAGCCTCGATGTAAGCGCTTAATTGCTTAAGACCAGACATTGCTGGCGACATCCAAGGCTCGCCTCGCGTCTGACCAGAGCGTAAAGGCATAAATACATGAATTACCTTGTCCGCAGGAATGCGAATGGTCTTCTTAGACACAGACATGGTAGTAAAGTCGTAATCGCCTGGATGGTAGCTAAGGAAATGGTACGCAACTGGCTTTTTGAACTTATTCAGCTCAACGCCCATGCGAATTTCGTTACCATTGGCTAGTTTTTCATTCTTAGTCTCATCAACTTGATCAGACTCAATGAATTCGATTGCAAATGAGTCCTTAAAGCCGTTTCCGCGATGTTTTACTACAAATACCTCGCCATCACGCGCCAAAGCCTCTAAACACAGCCTCTGAGCGTCAGCCCAAGCCATTCTGCCGTCTACAGTAGGATTTCCTAGCTTACCCCACTGCATAAATGCCTGTTCTACCGCAGAATTGCCTGTCTCATCGAGCTTACCAACTGTATCTAGCGCCTTAACCTGCAAGCCAAATCCCTTACCGCCAATCACATTGGTCTTAAGCAAGTTCATATAGCGTTTTGCATATTGGTTATTGCGTACTAAATCCCTAGAACGGCTGCGTATAACTTTCAGGACAGGGCTTAATTCAGAGTCAGCGGAACGCTCAGATGACTTAAAGTCGGCAAACAAACGACCAGGATTGGCAGCAGCGTAAGCTCGTTTGAATATTTTAGGCTCTGGCTTCACTTTCTTAGTGAATATGTCGAAAATCGCCATCTAGAACCTCACCTTTATTGTAGAAACGCCTTTACGACCGTTTTTAGCGTCTTCAGCCGCTTTCTCTTTGATTGCCTCAGCCCTATAGTAATCACGAGCGTCTAAAAGCTCGGTAAAGGACATCTTAGTTAAAGAGCGACCTGCAATTGAGTAAGAAGACACATCTGAGTCGGCTTTACCCGCTAAGATGCTCTCAATCTTCTCTACCATGATTGCTGCATGACTTCTTAGGTCAGTGCCTGGTATATCTAAGTCAGCTAAAACGGTAAATTGACCACGCGAAAGTATGCGACGAGCAGAATCGCTATTTCTAACGATCTCCTGCTGCCATTCATATTTGCCTGGTGTGTAAGATCCGGTTGATGAACTAGTCGCTGAAACTAAGTAATGGTCTGATTGACCAGTGGCTGTAATCTGAAACTCATCACGCTTACCCGATATTCGAGCTGTGTAAATAAGTGTATAATCAGCGGTAGGATAGTCGGCAACTAGATCTGATATCTTCCACTGAACAAAATCGCCCGCTACTATCTCTAGAGGTTCTCCCTCTGGCGCATTTGTCGCGTCAAATACATTCGCCATGAATTGATCCTTTGTTTAGCGCCAAGAATTTACGAAGTTCCTGCCAACCTTGGGTATAAACGGTTGACGTATAGGAGCTTTGGGCTTTTCTTCCTGCTCCTGCTCTGTCTGACTCAATTTGTCAGAAAGCGCATTTATATTGATCCCGATTATAGCATAAGCAGCTATTGCGTAGACGAAGCAGTCCAAAGCCTCATTACGAGGTCGCATTTTCTGGAACATCCGCTTCTTAAATCCACGATGATACCTAGTAACAATCTTCTCTGCCGTCAGTTGTCTAAAGTATTCGTCGTTAAGTGTATCAGAAAAGTGAATAAATCCCGCGCCAGGATCATTAATCCTAAGTCTTGCAAATAACAAGTCTTTAGCGGTATCTACCCCGATCGGGAATAGTGGACATTTTCCGATGTTATTCTTAGATGGCCTAGACACAATTGCTCTGCCTTCTCCACCAACACCCTTGATTGCAAACACTCTACGCCCGGCATTCTTCTTGGCATAGGCATAAACAGAGTTTGTGTAGTGACCACCGGAATCCACGCAGATGGCTCGTATCGGTAATTGTCTGTTATCGTGAGTCTCAAAGGTCTGAAAGACATGAGTATCCAAACTAGTCCAAAGATGAGGCGTAGATGGGTCGCCGTACATAACCTGATGATCAATGACCCAGCTTTCGTCGTCCCTTCCCCAGCCAATTACACTAACCTCTAGTCTGTCGTCCTGAACGTCAACTCCAGCCGTGAGAAGTATGCATTCTTCAGGTATCTTATGATCAAAGTCTTCTCTGCGCTCTTGCAGGTTGTAGACATCGATGGTCTCACCTTCGTCCTCCCAACTTTTCCCCAGGTAAGTATTATTCCAAACCTTAAGCTGTTCTGGGTTCTTCCTTACAGCTAAGAACTCACGAACTCCGTCAGAAAGAGGTGTCCAAGGACTGTATAGCGCGGAGATGGCAAAACCAGCTATGCCATTAAATGGCTCGTCTGCTATCCACTCACCATTGCGAATAGCCTTACGACGATCTGAGTCTGACCAGATGACAGCGCAAGACTCGCATCGATAACCTGCTGTCTCTGGATCATTGTCAGTCCAGATGACATGACCCCAATCTAGCTTCTGCTTATGGTCGCAGTGAGGACACGGAACGTGATAATGGCGCTGGTCAGACTTCTCGAATGCTTCCTCAATGCGAGAAGCGCCTTTGATCGTCGGAGTGGATACCATGACGATCTTTCTGTCCCAGAACGTAGAGGCTCGTTTCCTAGCAAGCTGGATAGGATCACCCTCAGATCCAGCAGAAACCGGGTATCTGTCAACCTCATCACATAAAACCAATCTCACAGGACGCGAAGCAAGGCTAGACGGACTGTTCGCTCCTACCAGAGTAATTGCGCCGCCTGGGAACATCTTATGCAGCGTAGTGTTACCGGAGTCCCTTGAGCGAGGCGACCTAACCTTATCCTGTAAGCAGGGAGTGGAAGCAAGCAAGCCATTAGCTACACGATCCTTTGAAAACGCCTGAGCCATGTCCAAGCTAGGCTGCAACATCAGCATCGGACAAGGATCGTTGTCTATGTGGTAACCAATGATATTCAGCAGAGCTTCTGACTTGCCAAGCTGCGCCGCAGACATAATGACGACTTCTTTGTTCTTAGGGTCGCTACAAGCATCCATCATGCCGCGCTGGTACTCCGCTCGTGAAGTATACCAACGACCAGGCTCTGCGCTGGATTGACTGTCTAGCCTTCTCTCTCTGTCAGCCCACTCAGAGATTGTCAACTTCGGAGGAGGCCGCAGTACGTCCATCCCCTTCAGTAGTATTTCCTTGACGTTCCCGAATGGCTGCATAGTTGGCTAGTTCCTCCAGAGCCTCTCTGATATGGTCTTCAATCAACTCCTGCGCTTCAGCAGGGTTCTCAATGTCAGTTACTAACGTAGCTAACTTGCTTGGGATGGATAACAGCTTACCCTTGCAGTCCATCAGGATGGATTCCCAATCCTGCAATACATCGTCTACACGAACCAGTTCGCCAGACATCTCTAACACTTCCATCTCGGCCTTATCCGCTTGCATCTTAGTCAAACGCGCCTTTTCTTCGTGGAAGTCTAACACGCCCTCTGTACTTACCGCTGAAGCCTTATTCTTTAGCTTCTTCAAGTAGTTACGCATACTTGGTATGAGGTCGTATACGCCGTAAAGCGGCTGAACCATCACTCCGTCCTTCTTATACTGAGTCAGCATAGTGGGAGTACAGTCCATGATCTCAAGCATTACGTCTGAATTGACGATCAATTGATCGCCCTGGATGTCAAATCTGGCTTTTTTCTTAGGCATAAATCGATT